GGCTAGGAAATAGCCCCACCGCGCCAATACCCTCCCCGCCATGGCCAAGCGGGAAGACAACGAGACCATCCTTCAGGAAGCGCTGACCCGTATCCATGGGGAAGTGTCGTACCTTCAGGAAGAGCGCGCGCTGTGTCTCCAGGACCGGCGCTTTGCCTTTATTGCCGGTGCGCAGTGGGAGGAATCAGGCTGGGCGCAGCTTTCCGAGAACATGATCCGCGTCGAGGTCAACAAGACCGCGATTGGGTTGAAGCGCATCCAGGACGATTACCGCTCCAACCGTGTGACGGTGAATTTCCGCGAGGTGAAGAATACCGCGGCCGGCACCGCTGACCTTCTCGACGGCCTGTTTCGCGCCGACGTGTACCGCTGCAAGGGCGCGCAGGCGTTCGACAATGCGTTCATGGAAGGCACGTCGGGCGGCATGGGCGCGTGGCTGCTCGCGAACGAGCTTGAGGACGAGTTCGACCCCGACAACGAGCATCAGCGCATCCGTTTCGATACGATCGTGGATGCGGACCAGCGCGTGTTCTTCGACGGCAACTCGAAGCTCTACGACAAGTCGGACGCCGAGTGGGCCGTCGTGCTGTTCGCGCACACCCCGGAGGCGTTCAAGGAGGACTATCCCGACGCCGACTATGCGACCTGGCCCGAGGGCTTGGTCAAGCCGCATTATGACTGGTACACGCCCGACCGCATCGTGGTCGCGTGGTACTACCGCGTCGAGGTGGTCGAGGACATCCGCCGATCGTTCCATTTCGTGCTCACCGACGAGACGCAGGGTTTCTGGGCTGACGAGCTGACCGACGAAGGCGTTGACGACTTGCTCGCTCAGGGTTGGGTCGAGCAGCCCCCGAAGAAGCGCAAGCGCAAGCGGGTGTCCAAGACCGTGCTGTCCGGCTGCGAGGTGCTGAAGCCGAAGAAGTGGATCGCCGGCTGCAACATCCCCGTCGTGCCGTACTTCGGCCAGCGCGTGTACATCGACAACATCGAGCGCGTGCAGGGTCATGTCCGCCAGGCGAAGGACCCGCAGCGGATCTACAACACCGCGGTCTCGAAGCTCACCGAGACGAATGCGCAGTCGCCGATCGAGAAGCCCATCGTCACGCCCGACCAGATTGCCGGGCATGAGCAGCACTGGGCGGAACTGACGACGAACCGCTTCCCGTATGCGTTGCTCAATCCGGTAGTGGACGAGAACGGCAACCGCATCCCTGCCCCGCCAATGGCGTATATCAAGGCACCCGAGCTTCCGCCCGTAACCGCCGCGCTGATGCAGATCACGGCGAGCGACATCGAGCAGCTGACCGGCTCCGACGACAGCGCCGCAAAGGTGCGCTCGAATGTGTCGGCAGAGGCCATGGACATCGCAGCGGCGCGCCTAGACGAGCGCGATGGCAGCTACATGGACAATTTCCGCCAGTCGATGCAGCGCTGCGGGGAAATCTACCTCGACATGGCCAAGGAGGTCTATTTCGAGGAGGGCCGCGAGGTCGAGACAATGGACGACGACGGTCAGCAGGCCAGCGCCGTCCTGATGGAGCCGTTCACCGACGAAGTGACCGGCGCATTCGGCACGCGCAATGACCTTGGCAAGGGCAAGTTCCTCGTGATCGCGGACGTGACCGAGGCGACCGCGACACGCCGCGACAAGACGGTCAAGGCATGCGTCAATCTGGGCGACATGGCCGCGAAGGCCGGCGATACGGAGCTTGTGCTGGCGTGCGTAGGTACGGCTATCGAGAACATGGACGGCGAAGGTATCGATGGCCTGAAGAAGTGGAACCGCGCCCGCATGGTGGCCAAGGGCATCGTCGAGCCGACCAAGGAAGAGCAGGCAAAGCTCGATCAGGCGCAGCAGCAACAGCAGCCCGATCCCACGTCGATCGCGCTCCTTGCGCAGGCGAGGGATCTGGAGGCGTCCGCCGAAGAGAGGTTGGCCCGCGCGGAGAAGGCCCGTGCGGATACCGAGCTTTCTGGCGCCAAGACCGTCGATACCCTCGCCGCTGCGGCACTCAAGGGCGCCGATGTCGGTCTGCGGCACGAGGAAATGGGACTGAAGAAGGTCCAGCTTGGCCGCGATCTTGCGGCAAACGATCGGGAGGCGGCGTGAGCGAGTTCCGTGCCCGCATCAGCCGCGTTCGCCTGAAGGATGGCGCGGACGTGCACGTTCTCCGCAATCGGGTTGCTGCGGAGGGCGGTGAGGACTGGCGTGGTGCGATCATTCACAATGCCAGGCGGATTGCCGAAAGCGCGACAGATCAGGATCCGCTTGCCGGCTATGTCGTGCTCGGCCTCTTCGAGAGTGGCGCCGCGTCGCTCGGCTTTCGTTACAACCATGACTGCCCCCATGCCATGCCGAGGATGGTGATCCCGACGTGGGTGGCCGAAATCCTGCGTCGGGATCTCATCGCGAACGAGGAAGCGCGCGAGGTCTTCCACGAAATGTTCGAGTGGCAAGAGGGCTATTAAATCCCCCACCTCGGGTATCAGAGTACCCCCATCGGTAGCCGCCCGACCGTCAACGGGTGAGTGGATGGGGTGACATATGGCAGATTTGCCCGAGAACGACGACCTTGAGCTTGACGAGGATCTGGAGGCCGATGAGCCCGACGATCAGGAGCAAGAGGCGCCGGATCAGGAAGCGGAATTCGAGGAATCGGACGAAGACGACCTGATCATCGAAGGTGAGGAGGATTCGCCATCCTCAGGCGACCGCGACACCGGGCTGGTTCGCGATCTACGTGCCAGGCTCAAAGAGCAGAGCGAGCGACTGAAGCGATTGGAGGCCAATGAGCCGAAGATCGAGTTGGGACCGAAGCCGACGCTCGATGATGTCAACTACGACACCGACGCGTACGATGCGGCGTTGCTGAAGTGGCACGAAGACAAGGCCAAGGTTGATAAGGCCAAGGCCGGCCAGCAGGATCAGGTCAAGCGCATCGCGGAAGACGTCGAGGAAGATCGTCGGGAATACCAGCGGCAGCAGACACAGCTCAAGGTTCCAGGGTTCGAACTCGCCGAAGCGAAGGTCATGGAGAAGCTGAGCGATGCCCAGCAGATCGCGTTGATCTCTTCCGCGAAGAACAAGGCCGCCGTGGTGGCCGCGCTCGGCAAGTATCCCAAGCGGCTCGACGCGCTCGCCGACATCAAGAACCCCTTCAAACTCGCCGCGGCGGTCGCTGAACTCGAAAGGAATCTGAAGGTGCAGCCCCGCCGCAAAGGTCCGGAGCCGGAAGAGAGGCAGCGGGGTTCGGCCCCGATCTCTCAGAACGCGAGGGCCAAGGAACTCGACCGGCTCATGGCGAAGGCGGCGCGCGGCGGTGACGTAACCGACACCCTCAAGCGCATCCGGGAGCTGCGAGCCAAAGGCTAACCCGACCATTCCGCGTCGTGATGACGCCACGGTCCCTTAGATGGAATTTTCACCATGGCTAACGGTTTTTCCAAGGAAGAGGTGGTCGCCTTCGACCGCATGCTCGAAGCCTATCAGGACGCGCTGGTCGCGTCGAAGATGGCCACCGTCGTCACGCTCGATCAGACGCAGATGGAGCGCACCGGGGACATCATGTGGTTCCCGCAGCCCTACATCATGGCCAGCTACAGCGGCAACGACGCGACCAACAACTTCAAGGATGTCGCACAGCTTGCCGTCCCTGGCGTGATCGATACCCAGAAGCACACGCCCTGGACCCTGACTGCCCGCGAGCTTCGTGACGCAGCGCAGGAGGGTCGCATCCGCGATGCCGCCTATCAGCGCCTCGCCTCCGACATCAACGTTGATGTCACGACCAAGGCGTCGCTGATGGGGTCGATCGTGGTCAAGCGCACTGTCGCTGCGACCGGCTTCGATGACGTCGCGCTCGCCGATACCGTGTTCACCACTCAGGGCGTGCCGCGCGAGCAGCGCATGATGGGTCTGACGCCGGGCAACTACAACAACATGGCCGCCAACCTCGCGAGCCGCGTGCTGGACAACAGCAAGTCGCTCAAGGCGTATGAGCGCGCGTCCCTCGGCGATGTCGCCGGCTTCGACACGTACAAGCTCGATTATGGCTATCGCCTCGCCGCCGCAACCGCGACCGGCGTGACGATCACCAACACGCAGCCGCTCTACTACACCCCGGTCGCCAATACCGAGACCTCGGGCGGCGTGTTCGTCAACGTCGACAACCGCTTCCAGATCATCTCGATTGCGGTCACCGGCAGCACGGTCAAGGTCGGCGACTGCTTCACGATCGCGGACGTCAATGCGGTGCACCACATCGCGAAGCTCGACACGGGCCAGCTCAAGACCTTCCGCATCACCCGCATCGTCACTGGTGCCGGCGGTACGGGCACGGTCGAGATCACCCCCCCGATCATCTCGGCGACCGGAGGCACGGGTCCGGAGCTTCAGTACCAGAACGTGACCGCGGCACCCGCCAACGGTGCGGCGATCACCTTCCTGAATACCGCGGCGGCGGACGTGAACCCGTTCTGGCAGGGCGACGCGATGCAGATCCTCCCCGGGCGCCTGAAGCCACGGGTGGATAGCGGTATGGCCGTCATCCAGGGCACGACCGACAACGGGTTCCAGCTGACGATGACCCGCCAGGGCAACATCAACAACCTGGACACCAAGTACCGCGTCGATGCGATCTGGGGGAGCTTCGCGGCCAACCCGGAAATGATGGGCATCGAGATCTTCTCGCAGACCTGATGACCAACGGGAGGGGGTTACGGCTCCCTCCCTCCTTTTCGGAGGCAGCCTGATGGCGCTCAAGACTCAACCCGGATACGAAGGTGTTGTCGGACCCCTTGGCGAGGCCGAAGACCTCAACGGCGTTACCGTGCCCGTCATCATCCCAGGTACGGCGCTCGTTGATCCGACGACCGGCGACGCGCTCGGCACCGCGGCAAACCCGCTAGTGGTTTCGACTGGCGGCGGCGGTGGCACCGACATGGCCGTGCATGGCCCAGATGCGACGGGCGTGGTGCCGACCAAGGCCCCGGTCTATGTCGCCGGCATCGACCAGAACGGCCACGTCGCGCCGATCCAGACGGTCGGCGGCTATATCCAGACGATCGCCGAACAGATGCAGGGACAGCCCATGGGCATGTTCGGCTCTCCGGCGCTCGGCATGGAGCCCGGTGGCGATGCTCTTCCGGTGCTGGTCGACCCCAACGGCAATCTCTACGCGATCCCCCTCGCCGCTTCGTTCTGGCTTGAAACGATCGCGCCACTTGTGGCTGCCGACACCTTTACAGGACCTCAGCGCGACACCGGCGCAGCATCGCCCGGACCTGTGGCGCCGGCATATTTCAACGGCTTCTTCCTGGCCGATCAGACGGGAACCGCGTCGCTCCAGTGCTCGGACGACGGCGCGACTTGGGCGACCTGCGCGACCGACATCCTTGCCGCCGCCACGCCGCTCACTCTCCAGACGCCGGTGCTGGCCCGCTATCACCGCGTGGTGCTCGCCAATGGCGGCACACCACAGGGATCGGTCACGGTCCGCAGCAGCTACACGGCGGCCTGATGTCGCTCGCCTCGACCTTGCCGGGGGTGTTCAACACCACATTCCACCCCGAGCTGGGTCGCCGGGGTCGTCGTGCGCACACGCTGGGTCCTGCGTTCGACCCGCTCGTGCTCGGCGACGACCTTGTCTACTGGTGGGACACGAAGACCGGCGTCAACACGACCAGCGGCAACGTCGATACGTGGGTTGACCGCAAGGCCGCAGCGCAAATCCAGAAGGCCGGCACCGGCAACCTCGCCTATGACGGCTCGTGGGTGACCATCCCGGCAGCGGGCTTCCTGTTCGGCGCCAATCTGTGGACCGTCGAGCCACCTTTCGAGGTGTGGCAGGTAGTCGACCAGACCGAGGCGGCGGGCAGCGCCAATGCCGTGTCGCTGTCCTCCGGGACGGCAGCCGGCGGCATGGTGCTCGCCTATACGCCCCCGATCGGCGGTCAGAGCACGGCGATATTCGGCGCGTCGTCGGCGTTCGGCGGCGACGATTACCACGGCGTGCACGTCATCCGCTGGGTCGTGCGCCCGGATGGGGTGCTCGGGTACCTCGACCGCAAGGTGGGCATTCCGGCCAGCATCACGGTCGCGGCCAGCATCCCGGCCAGCCTCTACGTCGGCGCCGACGCGCAGGGCACGCATTTCTGGAAGGGCAAGCTGGGCGATCTCGCGATCACCAAGCCGCTCAGCAGCGCTGAATCCGGCGCGATGTGGGATTTCATGATCGGGAGGGCCGGGCTGTGACCAAGCTGACCACCAAGGCACGCAAGAAGCTGCCGAAGAAGGACTTCGGGCTGCCGGGCCGCAAGGCATACCCGATGCCCGACAAATCCCACGCCGCGAACGCGAAGGCCCGCGCCACCCAGATGGTCGACAAGGGCAAGCTCAGCCCGTCTGCCGCGGCGAAGATCAAGGCAAAGGCCAACAAGGTGCTGAAAGGAAAGAAGCCATGACGAGCCCCTACCCGCTTATGCTGTACCGCAACGGCGACGACATCGAATGGGATGGCCGCAAGGTCGGCGTTCGCACCGTCACGGATGCGGACGACCACGAAGCCGCGCTTTCCGATGGCTGGGCCGAAGCCGCTGAGTTCCTAAACGCGGAAGCGAACGACCGCTCGCTACTCGATCTCACCGCCAAGGAGATCGAGGCGGCGCTGCCGTCGCTCGACCTCGAAGAGCTGGAGACGCTGAAGGCTGCGGAGGAGGCCGGCAAGAAGCGCAAGGGCGTCCTCGCATCCATCAATGCGGCGATCGACGCGAAGCTCGCCGGATGATCGTCTGGCAGGCCAAGGACGCCGCCGATGTGCGGCCCTACGGCATCAATTGGAAGCCGATGCTGGCGGATGGCGATACCCTCGCCACCGCCACGCTGACGCTCGTCGTGGGCGCGGTGATTGACAGCCAGACCAACGACGACACGACCACGATGGCGGTCATCTCGGGCGGCGTGAACGGGCGTTCAGCCAAGTTCACCGCCCTCCTGACCACCACGGACGGCTTCACGTTCGAAGAGACGATCTATCTGCCGATCATCTCCAGCGCGTGTTCGACCTACATGCCGTCGACGGCGACCAAGCGCGACCTGTTCGAGATGGCGTTCGAGGAATGCGGTCTGCCTGGCTACAGCTTCACTGCACAGCCCAATGAGATCGCGTCCGCCCTCCGGCGCCTCGATGCCACGATGCGCGAGCTTGAGGTTCAGGGCGTCAAGCTCGGCTACAACTTCCCCGCCGAAGTGGGCGCTAGCGATCCCGATGATCCCGCGCTGATCCCCGACTACGCGATCAACGGCGTGGCCGGACAACTGGCGCTCCGGATCGCGCCGGGGCTCGGCAAGGCGCTATCGCCCGAGCAGAAGCGCGGCGCCTCCCTCGGGATGGTGGCCATGCAAGCCGCTTCCAAGGTCGTGCCACAGGTCCGACTTCCGCGCACGACGCCCAAGGGCTCGGGCAATCAACCCTATGCGACGTGGTATCCCTACATCGCCGACGCGAATTGCTGCGCATGGCCGAAATCCCCATTCTGAGCGGGATCATCGGCAGCGAAGAGGCCGATTTCCGCGCGAGCTATCCGATCAACCTTGAGCCGGTCATCACTGATACCGGCATCTCGAAGGGCTATCTGAAATCGCCCCCCGGCGCTGAACAGATCGGTATCGGTCCCGGTCTCATGCGTGGTTCGATCAACTGGAACGGCGTCTGTTATGCCGTCATGGGAAGCAAGCTGGTCAGCATCGCTGAGGATGGCGCGCCGACAACCCTTGGAGACGTGAGCAACGATAGCCTCCCGGTCTCGCTCGACTACAGCTTCGATTACCTCTCGATCGGCAGCGGTGGCGGCCTGTACTATTGGGACACGACCAACGGGCTGCGCCATGTGACGGACCCGGATCTGGGCCTCGTCGTCGATCACATCTTCGTGGACGGCTACAACATGACGACGGACGGCGAGAATATCGTCGTGACGGAGTTGGGGAACCCGATGGCGGTGGACCCGCTGAAGTACGGGTCATCCGAGAGCGATCCGGACCCGGTCATGGGTCTGATCCTCGTGCGCGGCGAGGTCTATGCGCTGAACCGTTACACGATCGACATCTTCAACAATATCGGCGGCAACGGCTTTCCATTCGCGCTGAACTCGGGCGCCGCGATTCCGAAGGGGATCGTGGGAACCCGAGCGAAATGCCTTTTCGCGGACACCTTCGCCTTCGTCGGCAGCGGTCGCAATGAAGCGCTCGGCGTTTATCAGGCTGGCGCGGGTCAGGTCGTGAAGATCAGCACCCGCGAAATCGACCGGCAACTCGCGCTGGAAGTGAACCCTGAGCGTATCATCTGCGAACGCGTGACCGAGCGCGACGAGCAGCGCCTGTACGTGCATCTGTCCGACCGCACGCTGGTCTTCTACGCGCTCGCCTCGATTAAGGCCAAGGAGCCGATATGGGGCGTTCGGCAGGCAGGCCCCGATATGGCCGAAGAATGGCGCCCCCGCTTCTTCGGCTACTGCTACAATAAGTGGATTTGCGGAGACCTGAGCAGCGCGGCGATTGGCGCCCTTTCGCATTCGACGGCGCAGGATTTCGGAGAGGTCAACGGATACCAGTTCGATACGATCCTGATCTACAACGAAAGCCGCGGCGGGATAGTTCACTCGCTGGAGCTTGTCGGGCTCCCGGGGCGTGGCGCCGAGGGGCGAGTGTTCTTCTCGCGCACCCTCGACGGCGAGGATTGGGGCGAGGAATATGCGGTCTCCACCGGCTTGGTCGGTGATCGAGGCAAGCGCGTCGCCTATCGTCCGCATTGGCGCATGCGGAACTACATGGGGCTGCGTATCCGGGGCGCCGACAACTCCTTGCGCGGATGGGCACGCCTAGAGGCCCAGGTCGAAGGGTTGAATGTCTGATGGACGAGTTCAGCCTCACGCGCCAGGACATTGGCCAGTTCCTCTCCACGCCCCGGCAGATCCGGGCCTTCGAGAACATCCAGCAGAATGTCGGGGTTGGCGCGGATTTCATCGCCGGAGCCAAGGAAAGCTCGGTGCTGGTGCTGAGCCTTAGTTCAGTGTTCCTCAATCAGCGCAAGCTCACGGGCTCCGCCAATATCTCGATCGCCGATGGCGGACCCGGCGGTGACGCCACTCTGGACCTAACCGACACAACGGTGACGGCCGGCGTGTATGGGAGTGCCACCCAGACGCTCGCGGTTAGCGTCGATGCCAAAGGGCGCATTACCAGCGCGCAGGCATTCGCGCTCAATAGCGACAATGTGGCGGAAGGTGCCGTCAACCTCTACTACACCGACGCCAGGTCTCGCGCCTCGGTCTCCGCCGGCACTGGCCTGTCCTATGATACCGGTACGGGCGTCATCGCGCTCGTTACCCCTGTAAGCGTGGCACTCGGTGGGACCGGGGCTGCCACCGCTCCGGCTGCGCTCGCGAATCTCGGCGGTGAGCCGACGATAGCGCCTGGAACTACGTCGCAATATTGGCGCGGCGATAAGACCTGGCAGACACTCGGCGACCTTGGTCTCCAGTCGTCCAGCGCGGTCAATATCACTGGCGGTACGGTGACCGGGCTGACCAACATCACATCGGCCTCCGGGACGATCGGTTCCGGCTCTGGATCGCCCGTGTTCACGATGAACGGCGGCGTAAGCCCCGCAGGCCCTTATATCCGCTTCCAGAAGGCCGGCGCGACGGTCGGCTATGTCGGGACCGATTCCGGCATCAACGGCAACAGCAACAACCATCTGGCGATCTACAACTCGGCGAACAATATCCTTGTTTATCCTGCGGGCACCCTCAGGGGGACCTGGAGTTCGGCGGGGCTCGATATCGTCGGCGCGCTCCAGTGCGACACGCTGCGCCTCGACGCGACTCCGACAGCTGCGGCGGTTGCGCAGACCCACCACGTGCCGATCAACATCAACGGCACGATCTACAAGCTCCTCCTCGCGACGTGAGGCGACGGCTAGTAATTCCCCGCGGCGCGTCCGTACCCTGAACATCACGGTATCTCAGTACCCGCGGGGCGTGGCTGCGGATGTTCTCGGCAGAGTTGCACAACAGGGTGGTGAATGACCCCTCCGTCAAGCCGTATTTCGGTAAGACCGAGGGGCCTGTCGACGTGTCTCCGCTGCTCGACGAGCCCGAGAACTACGTGCTGCTCGCCTGCGGTGAGGACGCAGTCGGCATCCTCGAATGGACCGCCCCAGACATATTCCAGGCGCATTATGCGATGCTTCCGACGTGTCGCGGCGTGTGGGCGGTAGAGGCGGCGACCGCGATGACGAACTACATGTTCGAGCACGAGGGCGCGCGGGCGATCTGGGGGCAGACCCCTATCGGCAACAAGGCCGCGCGCTGGCTCAACCGCAAAGTCGGCTGCGTCTCGAAGGGCTTTGTCGATCGAGCCGCCGATGGGCGCTGCGAACTATTCTGGCTGGAGCGTAACTGATGGCGTTTCCCCTCGCAGCGGCTGCTGGCATCGGTTCAGCAATCGGCGGCATCTTCGGCGGCAAGGGACAGAAAAAGTCCATCGACAAGGCTGCGCAGGCCCAGTTGCAGGCGGCGCAGCTTGGGATCGACGAGCAGCGCCGGCAGTTCGACACGACGCGCGGCGACCTCATGCCGTGGCTCCAGGCGGGTCAGGCTGCGCTAGGCGCCGAACAGGACCTTCTTGGGCTCAGCGGCACGGAAGACCAGGCCGCAGCCATCGCCGCCCTCAAGGGCAGCCCCTTGTTCCAAACGCTATTCGACACCGGAGAAGAGGCGATCCTTGCCAATGCTTCGGCGACCGGAGGCCTGCGCGGCGGCAACACCAACCGAAGCCTGGCCGACTTCGGGTCGGACACGCTAACCCGCGTCATCCAGCAGCAGCTGGCGAACCTGGGAGGATTGCGGGGAGCCGGTCAGACTACCGGGACCGCGCTGGGGCAGATTGGCAGTGCATCCGCCGGTCAGGTCTCGCAGCTTCTCGGGCAGCAGGGCGCGGCGCAAGCAGACAACTACCTCAGCCGTGCCGCGATCGACGCTATGAACACGAACAATTTGTTCAGTTCGCTCGCTCTGTTCCCCGGCATGGGCGGCCTGAAGGGCGTCGGCAACATCTTCGGGGGCGGCGGTAACCGCAATCCCTATGGGATCATGACACCCGGCGGCGGCATCGGCGGCGGGATCTACTGATGGACCGGATCAACTACCTCCAGGCAATGGGCGGGCTTCAGGGAATTTCTAATCCTTTGGGGTCGTTCCTAGGCGGCTTGCAGGTCCGGCAGGAGATGGAGGCGAAGCAGCAGGCCGTCGCGCTTCAGCGGCGGATGGCTGAGCAGAAGCTTGCCGACCAGCAGCGTGCCGCACAGCGCGAGGCCGAATATCAAGGCATGGTGGAGCAGTTCTTGCGCGCCCCGGATGCGCGTTTGGCAGCCGAGATTCAACTCCGCTTCCCAGGATATGGCGACGCGATCCGGAAGGCGTGGGATACCCAAAGCGAGGGTGCGCGGGAGTCCAATCTGAAGGGGCTTGGTGGTATCTACGCCGCTCTGGAATCAGGGCGCACGGACCTTGCCACTTCGGCACTTGATGAGCGCATCAAGGCCGACAAGGAGGCGGATAAGCCGACCACAGACCTTGAGGGACTGCGCGACCTTGTAGGAAAAGATGCCGCGAAGGCTAAGGGATTGGCCGGCTTCATGATCGCGAATGTCGCCGGCCCTGAAAGGTTCGCGGCGATGCTGGAGCAGATCAGACTGCGAGACCGCCCGCAAATCGAGCAGGTCGCGCCGGGTTCGGCGGTCATCCAGATTGATCAGACAACCGGCGAGCCGCGTGAAATCTATCGCTCGCCCTATCGCCCCGAGATCATCAAGGACGCTGCGGGGAA